GCGATCCTCAAGTCTCTTTTTTTAGACAAAACTATAAACGTCACACAAACTTTTCGATAAAACCAGAACGTATGGATTATATCGGGACGTTTGGTTCGGGAAACGAAGTTTCCATTCCTATCAAATCTAAAGGTGATCTCTTGAGTTACGTGTGGATTGAAAATCCCAATATTAACAATAATAATCATGATAACTCTATTTTTAAATCCGCGAATGCGACAACACCAGTTGAAACTTCACCAACTGAATTCTCTCTGTGGATTGGTGGTCAAGAAGTTACAAAATTAGATACACTTTTTATTAATACCGTACACAATACGTTATACAACGAATCTTCGGCGAAAGCGTCGTGTGCCGAGACTACCCAAGACGGTGGTGATAATGCTTCACCCGGTAGTTACATAATCCCATTCTTTTTCAGTGAAGATTGGACTAAATCTTTACCACTTGTCGGTCTTCAATACCACGAAGTTGAAATCAGAATTAAGTGTAGAAATGGTACATTTGATTTAGGTACTGATAGACCAAAGGTATACGGTTCGTACGTGTTTGTCGACACAGACGAACGCGAATTCTTTGCGAAAGGTGAACACGAAATTCTCATTACACAAACACAACACCAACCAATGTCTGATTCCGATACGTCGATTGATTTGACCTACTTTAATCATCCAGTAAAGGCCGTTCACATAGCTGCGGGTAACGATTCAGCAGAGGGTGCCTCTACATCATACACTTTCACGGATGCGTCTATGTTTATTAACGGTGTTCCACTCTTTGAAAATATGACACACGAATACCATAGAAACGTCGTTCCATCGAGACATTGTTCGGTTCTTAACACTACGGTCGAGTCGGAACAAATATATACATGGCCATTCTGTCTTACCATGAACAAGTCTCAACCAACGGGTACCTTGAACTTTTCGAGAATCGATAATGCGAAGATAAATATTAATTACACTGGTTCTGCTACAAATGCAAAAATTGATATGATTCGTGCGTATGCGGTCAACTATAACATTCTCAGGATTAAGAATGGTATGGGTGGTATCGCATTTGGTAACTAAATTTTAATTTAATTCTTACCCGAAGATCCAAAACCTCGTTCACCACGTTTTGTTTCTTTTAATTCATCAACTTCCTCAATAAGTGGTGTTTCACACTTTTCCAAAATGAGTTGGGCGATTCTATCGCCTTGTTTAATTTCGAACGGTTCACTCCCGTGATTAAACAAGATAACCTTCAATTCACCCGTATAGTCTGGATCAATAACACCGGCACCCGTTTGAATACCGTGTTTTACACTTAAACCAGATCTCGGTGCAATACGACCATACACACCGTGTGGGATCGTTGCACAAATACCCGTACTTACAATACCACGTTCACATGCATTGATCGTCATGTTTTCGATACTATACAAATCGTACCCGACCGATCCAGGCGATGCGCGTGTCGGTAAAGTTGCTTCAAGAGTTAATCGTTTAATTCTAAGTGTTTCCATGTTTTTTTATTAATCTAAGAGTTGTTTCTTTAAAACCATTTAAAATATAATTGTATTGTAAATGTCAGTAGAAGTAGTAACTTATGCGAATAAATCGTTCGGCATGTTTGAAGAACTTGTAAATAACGATCACAATATTAAAGTAAAAGTTCTTGGTATGGGTAATAAATGGAATGGATACATTGATAAATCTATTGGTCTACTTAAATACATGGAAACAAAAAAAGACGATGATATAATTGTTTTTGTAGATGGGTTTGATACAAAAATAAATAAAGATATTTCAAACGTTAAGAGTCTTTTTGAAAGTTACGAGTGTAAAGTACTCGTATCTAAGGATCCCGAACTTATGAATAAATTTGGTGAAATATTTGTTTTTGGTAGTTGTGATAATAGTAACGTCGCAAATGCTGGTATGTACATGGGTTATGTTAAATACCTTAAAATAGTATTAAAAGAGTCTATACGAATGAAATGTAAAGATGATCAGGTTAATTTAAATACTTTGTGTAAAAAATACGATTTCATAAAAGTTGATAATAAGGAACTAATTTTTAAAAATTTTGGTCCACTTAATAAAGAAGAAACCGTAAACGCGGTATTTATTTCTTTTCCAGCTAGTGCAAACAAAAATCGATGGGTTAGAATGTTAATAGAATATAATCAGTTTTATTACATTTACATTTTATTAATAAATATCACTTTACTCACGGTCTTTCCCAAAAAACAAAATTATTTTTTGGGTTCGTTATTATTTTTTACTACCTTTTACGTATTTTACGCCGATAAAAGTTGTACAACTGATTAAAATACACAACAAAGACAACACTAAATCTTCAGCAGATACTTCGTAACCTAATACAGGTATCCTAAATATACGATAATCTTTGTAGTGACAAGCGGTTTTCTCACCTCTATTCACTACTTTTTCTGTAATTTTATCATATATACCATGACAATATCTTTTATACCGATTTGAACTTATTTCACCACTCATTTCAGCGTTTTCATCTGTCCAAAACGAATTTTTTATATCAATTTTTTTATTCAGTTTTTCCATTGTTGTTGTTTGTATATCGTAATGAAAAGAATGTTTATAGTTTATTATTTTTTCTGCACCTTCACGTGTAATGAAATATGCAGCGGTCGAACCAGATAATAAATAAGGAATACCACCCTCTTTAGGGCATACACCGTCACAATGTAAACTTAAATAGTCCCAATCTGTATTTTCGAGTTTCTTTTCCAAATGAACAACGTTAGTAAATAAAGGAAACACATCATCTTCTAATATAAGAGCAAAATCATTTGAATCGTTCTTTAAAAAATGTTTAAGTGCCTGTATATGACTATATGTACAGCCAATAGCAGATCTAGGCTTTAATAAAGGTGTTGTTCGAACAAAATGTTTTTGTAATTCACTTTTATCAATATCTTCAAATCTATACCCACTGATACGAATTGGGTATATCTCAACCTCATTAAGTTTCTTTTCTTGAACATCATACCGTTTCTTTTGTGAATCCAAATTTACAACGTACGTATTAAAGTTCATTTATTTATATAAATATTATATTTTACATTGTAAAGAACCAAATATTAACCATGCTATCAACACATCAACACTATAATGTTCTCTCGTCGCAATCGTTATTATAGATGTAATTATAGGCCAAATTGGCCATAATATACCATTAACAAAATAGGAAATAACTATGTTAAACGTCGTGTGTCCTGAAAACATAAAATCATTACAAAACCCAAACGGTGGTTTAAGTTCACATTTTTTCATACTGGGAAATGTTGTAACATAATTTGTTAAAGTTCTAAATAAATACATCAACCCCATCGTAAATAAAAATGTACTTCGTTTATTTTTAGTCCAACCACCGAAATGATAAACCAAAAAGAGTATTGGTATAATCAATATATAATCATTAATATAATCATACTTTTCAAGGTTTGGTAAAATTTTAAATCCCAAGTCATATATTTTATCATTTTGCTTAACATTTCTTTTATATGAAACATAATACCCTGTTATAAGATTAAATGTGAATGACACCAATAGAAATAAATAAATATTCAACATATACTATATAAGTATAAAAAAATAATAATACGTATATTTAGAAATGAGTCTTAAGATTATTATGGGTAACATGTTTTCAGGAAAAACGTCCGAACTTATCAGGCGTTTAAAACGGTACAAAGTTATAGGTAAACGTATTCTCGTTATAAATTCTAAAAAGGATACACGCGCTTCCGAAGACGTTTTACGTACCCATGATAATATTCGTTTCGATTGTATAAAAACTAATAATCTCGATGAAGTTGATTTTTCAAATGCAGACGTTATAGCTATGGATGAAGCTCAATTTTTTACGGATCTTAAAAGATTTGTTGAAAAGGTTCTCGATTCAGGTAAAACGATTTTACTCGCGGGTCTCGATGGTGATTATAAACAAAGAAAGTTTGGTGAACTCATAGACTGTGTACCTCTCGCCGATAAAGTGTTTAAGATATCGGCGATGTGTATGGTGTGTATGGATGGAACACATGGACCCTTTACAAAACGTATCGTACAAAATGATGAACTCGAACTTGTTGGTGATCACGACATGTATAAAGCGGTGTGTCGGAAACACCTTTAGATTAGAATCGGTTAATATCTAAAATAAGAACAATACGTTTTTGTTCATCAGTTTTATCAACACTATGGTGTCGTGCGTGATCAAAAAGAACATCTTCACCGGGTTTATGTTTATGAATATCAAACTCCGTGGTAAGATTACTTGTTCCTTCGAGTGTTAAATGGTACCGTAACTGTAAATTACTCTCGGCACGGTGTGCTGGTATAGACATTGATCCTTCCATGACCGCAATCATGGCATGATCAACACACGGTATAGTTTTTAAAAATGCGTATAACTTTGGAAAATCGTGTATTTTATAGTAATAATATTTTTGATTATATTCAAACCATGGATCAAGGTCGTGAAAATAATACTTTTGTTTATTTTTATATAAAGTATCGTATTCGGTTTTTATATCAAAAAAGTGTTTCTGTACCCTCCATAAACCCGTGAAATCGTCTACTGAGTAATGCGGTTTATAAAAAAATAAGTCTACGATCGAATTTCGTATACCAACAAGTGGACGCAAAGGTGTTTGGAAATACAATCTATCTATAGGCGATTTAAGGTAATCGTTCAATATCAATAATATTGGTATCATGAAAATCCACATTTTTTTTATGTATATATAATAAATGCCAGGATATAAACTTGAAAAATACGCACCAGTACAAACACCAGATGTTAACACATTAGAAAAACGGTTTCTTGGTTTGACCGATATTCAAATTGGTTTATTTAGCTTACCAACCCTCGTTATTATAGGATCGGTCGTATTATTTGTTCTTAACAAGAAGGCGAGATATAACCCATTTGTTCTTGTTTCTTTGATTTTAAGTTTAATACATTTTTATCACCACTACAAACTCGCTAAATTAGAAAATAAACAATAATTATATACTATAAATGTTTATGGTCGAAGAACCGTATGGTATATCACAATTTCAAGCTTGGTTAATATCACTTACACTTGGAATTGTGTTATATAGACGCAAAAAACGCGGCGAAAAATATATTCAGTAATTATATATGCGCGTTCGTTTAAAAAAAAGTCCACGTATTGATAAAAAGTTTAGAGTTACTTTTGAAAATGGGAAAATAGTTGATTTTGGGGCAAGAGGGTACTCAGACTATACAATACACAAAAACCCTTTGCGTATGCGTTCATACGTAACACGACACGGTGGGTTTGTTCCTCATATGGTACAAAAACAAACCGATCCTAAACTGGTTCATAAAAATATGCTTGATGTGACTCGAAGTGATAAAGAAAACTGGACAAAAACAGGTTTTTTTACCGCGGGGTTTTGGTCAAGATGGCTTTTATGGAGTCATCCAGATTTTGAAGGTGCGAAAAAGATCATATCTAAGAAGTTTGATTTATCTTTTCTCTAAGACCACGACGTTTAAGGTTTGCTTTTAAAGCGGTCATTAAATTTGTGCGTGGATCACGTTTAGTTGGTACTGGTGGTGCTTGTGGAACAGGTGGTGCGCGTGGTACAGATGGTGTACGTGAGACGGGTTGAGAAACTCGTCGAACACGTGGAACATTTGGTTCCACTGTTCGTAAAAGTGATTTACACGTTCGTATAAGTTTTTTTGAATTTCGAACCTGAATTTCCAAAGATGGTGATCGCCGTCTTTGAATTTTCATTTTAATTTCCTTTTCACTCAAGGGAACACGTTTACCTTTAATTTTTTTAGTTACACGAAGACCAAGACGCTTTGCTTCATTTTTTAATAAATCGATCTTCATTTATATTACATTAGAAAAAATTGTCCGTTCTATACATTTTCGCCTGAAATGAACCCGTTTGTCCTAAAACCGAAACAGCTTCATTTCCATAGAGTTCTCTACATCCGATATCGTCCATACAATCACGATTATCTATAGTTACTGGAAGTGGATACACTTGATCACCTGGTGTTGTCGTATAATAATGATACTGATCACGACGCCCCCTAACTTCTTTACCGTATAAGGGTAATGTTTCTTCATCCGAACCTACAAGAACACCCATTTGTTGGACGTACCCAGGTTTATACTCTTTGATTGGTGGGTTTCTAAATTCTTTTTCGACTGGTATTTGAACTGGAACCTGAACTGGTACTTCTACAGGTACACGAACCCGCTTTTTAATAATAATTGGGTTACGTACTTGGTACACAATTACAGCAATGAGTACCATTAACGCAATAAATAATAATTTTTGTTGTGTTTTGTTTTTGATCTTCATTTATGTATACCAATATTATTTAACAAACCGTTTCTTAATTTCATTCAGTGGTGTTAAATCAATTCTATTAAGTCTGTACTGAACAAGTAGCCATAGAAAAAATAAAATAGATTTTAAGAAATTGTTTGCCTCCGTGTCGTCCATTTTATATATGGGACCCATAATACGTCCAAAGAATGTTTCATCTTTACTGTTTCCTGTTACAGCCATTTCCATTCGTGTCAACGCACACGTATCATCATTGACCGACCAATGGAAAAATATGAATGGTACGAGAAGGGAATAAAACTCAAGGTTCTGTTTGTTCTTCATAAATGGTACAACCAACATTGTTATGAAAAAAAGTAAGTGAATGAAAAATATAATGTTCATATCTATTAGTATGAACGAAGAAAAGAAACTTCCAAAAATATGGCACCCACAACAGGAGAAAATACTAAAGGCCTGGGGTGAAGCCGCGGCGTGTTATAGGTACATGCACTACCAGGCATATTGTTCATTTAAAAATTTGAGTATGAAATTTACTATACCACTCATAATTGTAAGTACAGTTACAGGTACTGCTAACTTTGCACAAGAAACCTTCCCACCTTCCGTACAACCATTCGTACCTTCAGCTATTGGTGGTCTAAATTTAATCACCGCCATCGCAACAACTATTATGCAGTTTCTTAAAATTAATGAACTTATGGAAGGTCACCGCGTTGCGTCTGTCCAATACGGTAAAATTTCACGAACAATACGTCTCGAACTTACACTCCCACTTTCGGAAAGAACATTAAACGGTACAAATATGATTGAAAATATGCGTGCCGAATATGATAGACTTATTGAACAATCACCGAACGTACCCAAACAAATGATAGATGCGTTTGAAAAGGAATTTCCAGATGATAATGCATTCTTCAAACCCGAAATTATGCATATACAGCCCATCATGCCTTTCAAAGCCATACAGGAAAACAAAGTTATGACGAAGTTAAAAGATGCCGTAGGAGGTGTTGCAAAACGAGAACTTAAACAGGAACTTGACGAGATACGTGGAGTAAAAAAAGCTGTTAAAGCCGATATAGAACGTGTACAAGAACGTAAGAATGAAATATCCGATTTAAAAGATAAGGGACTCGTAAGTTTGAAAGGTGATCTCATGAAAGAATTGCGTAGACGTACAGAACTCATGGAAGTTGTTACAGAATCACCGAAAGACGATTCACAAGATACGCCACCATAATAAATAGCGTAAAGTTAAAGACTGTAATGCACATCAAGTAAGGAAACAGTTTCCTTTTTAAAGGATCTATCACTCTCGTTTGAAGTGTATTATTTTCCATAATAATATCTAACGCCTGAGTAGCGAGATCCGCATCTTCAGTATCATTCGACATGAATGCCTTTGTTACAATATATAAACAAAAAAAGGTTGATCGTATTTCGCTCCATGACCGCGAAATAAAGGAAATTAAGTCTCTGTTAGAAAATGGTAAGAATATATTTTTATGTGGTGCGGCTGGTGTCGGAAAAACATTCGTTCTTAATAAAATTCTCGATGAGACAAATAGTATAGAAATATACGATGAAGTCTTACGTAAAAAAGATATAT